CCGGGCGGAAGCGCTGTCTGAGCGCGCCGACCAACTGGCCCAGCTTGTGAGCCTGGCCGAGTTGGATCGCAGTCTGCTGGTGCAAGAGCTGACCGAGATTGCCGAGCGTGCGCGCACTGCCCGCGTCATCTACCGCGACCGCATCGCCTCGCTGCCTGCGCCTACATGCGCGCCTGGGCAAGAGCGCATGGATGCGGTCAATGCGTTGGTGGGTGGGGAATGAGGCTCGCCCTGTGCGTCCTGCTGCTGGGCCTGACCGCCTGCCAGCGCCAGACCATCCGCCCGCCTGACCTCGGCCCGATCGCTGTCACCTGCAGCGCTGAGTGCAAGGAGGACTGCCTGCCTGCAGTGATCCCCGGGAAGTTCGACAAGGACGGCAACCCGCTGCGCAAGTGGCCGAAATGGTCGGGCGATCCTCTGGACCCCAAGACATGGGACTTGCTGCCGAAGCAGGTGCTGAGTCCACTGAAGGAATGGGCCGAGCAGTGCAACGCAGCCCGCTCGTCATGCGTGCGTTGCATCGAGAACATGGAAGCTGCCGGCATCGTGTGCGGTCTTGGGCGGGAGTGTGGGCAGTGAGCGCCGACCTGATCGTCTACTACCTGCTGCTTGGCGGAACGCTCGGCCGCTTGCTCGCCATGTGGGCAGGAGAGCGCGAGAGGCGCAAGCGTGAGCAAGACCGCAAGCGGCTTGAAGCCGTGATGCCGCCGGCCGCGTCGAGCTTCTACCCCTGGAATCGCAAGCGTAATGCGTGAAGAAAGTATGAACAGTGGGTCCCTCCAGACCCCTTGAAGGCCGACGCGGGGCTCGCGCGCGGAAGTCGGCAGTTTTTCGGGCCTATGGGCCGCAGCATCAGATAGGAAAAATGCAAGCAAAACAAAGGCTTGCGATTTAAGTATGGGTGAGGTACTGAACCAGCGCGATCGGCTCCGGCTGGTGTCGATCTCTCGGATTGCTGAATTGCTTGGCATGGATCGCAAGACCGTCTCTAAGCGGCTGCTGGATGCCAACGTCCCGCAGGCCGGGAAGCGCGACGGTTACCCGGTTTACGACGGCCGGCAGGCGTGCGAAGCGTGCCTACTGCCGCAGACCCTGGCCGGCGAGGACGGCCCGCTTGATCCGCGGCAGATGAAGCCGATGGACCGCCGGGCGTGGTTCCAGTCTGAGCGCGAGCGAATCAGCCTTGAGGCAGACGCGCGCCAGTTGATCCCGGCTGGTGAGGTCGAGTCGGAGATGGCCGAGGTGGTCAGGAGCTTTGTGCAGTTCCTGGACACGCTTCCCGACTCGCTGGAGCGCGACGTCGGCTTGACCGCTGAGCAAGTGGATGCGGTCAACAAGTCCATCGCCAAGCAGCGCGGCGCGCTCTATGCGCAGCTGCAGGCCGAAGACCAGGACGAAGCCGCAAGTGCTTGAACCGGCTTTCGGCTCTGCGCGCGAGATTCGCCGCGGTGTGTTGGAGATGGTCAGGCCGCCGCAGGAAACGACGGTCGCTGAGTCTGCCGGGCGCAATCTGCGGATCGTCAACCCATCCGGCGCCTCGGGCAACTGGTCGCCGGAGACTGCGCCCTACATGGTCGAGCCGATGAACATGGCGCGCTCGCGCTTGTTTGAGGCGGTGGTGTTCATGGGACCGGCGCGCAGTGGCAAGACCATTGCCCTGGTCGACGGCGTGCTGGCGTACAGCATCGTCGACGATCCCGCCGACTGCATGGTCATTCAGACCTCGCAGCTGCAGGCCGAGCTGTACAGCAAGACTCGAATCCGGCGCGCCATCCAAGGCAGCCCGGAGCTGCGCCAGCGGCTGAGCCCGCGGGCGCATGACGACAACGTCTACATGAAGACGTTCCGGTCGGGGATGAACATCCTGTTCGGCTGGCCGAGTCTGGGGCAGCTGAGCGGCAAGGACATCCGCCGCGTGCTGATGACCGACGTCGACAACTTCACCGGCGACATGGCGCTTGACGAAGCCTTCGGCCTGGCCCTGAAGCGCACGCAGACCTACATGTCGGCCGGGATCTGCATTGCAGAGTCGAGCCCGGCGCGTGACTACGCGGACGCGAAGTGGCGGCCGTCCAGCCCGCACGAAGCACCACCGGCAGACGGCATCGCCTCGCTGTTCAACCGCGGCGACCGGCGCCTCTGGTACTGGCCTTGCCCTGAGTGCAAGGAGCCGTTTGCGGCGACGGCCGGGCTTAGCCTGTTCGCGCTGCCGGATGAGGAAGAATTGCGCGAGCGCGTCCAGGTCGAGGACGTGCTGCAGCTTGCCGAGCGATACAGCCGAGTCGTGTGCCCGCACTGCGGGAGCGCGATCAACCCGAAGCACAAGCGGGCGATGAACGCTGCCGGTCAGTGGGTCGCCGAAGGCCAGCGCATGTGGCCGGATGGCACGGTCACTGGCGAGGCGCGGAGGTCGCGCGTGGCGAGCTACTGGCTCGGCGGCGTGGCTGCGGCGTACCAGCCTTGGGTGTCGCTGGTCGAACGCTACTTGCAGGCGCTGAAGCAGTACGCGCTCACCGGCGAAACGAAGCCGCTGAAGTCGACGGTCAACGTCGATCAGGCCATGCCCTTCCTGCCGCCAGCGGTCAACGCGCGGCGCGATGGGCACGAGCTGCAAGATCGAGCCGAGGACGCCACGCAAGGCTTCGTGCCGCATGGCGTGCGCTTCTTGACGGCGCAGGTCGATGTTCAGGCTGGCAAGCGCGCGGGATTCGAGGTGCTGGTCACCGGGTGGGGGCCGCAGCGTGAGAAGTGGCTGGTCGATCGCTTCCGCCTTCGCACAAGCGAGCGAGAGCAGGACGGCGAGCCGTTGCCGATGGACCCGAGCGCCTACGTCGAGGACTGGCGCCGTCTGATCGGAAAGGTGATCGAGCGTCGCTATCCGCTGGCTGATGGCAGCGGCCGAACGATGCCGGTTCGCGTGGTGCTGTGTGACTCGGGCGGCAAGGGCGGCAAGGATGGCGACGCGGGCGTCACGGCGCGGGCTTATGAGTTCTGGCGCGAGCTGCGCCGGCTTGGGCTTGGCCACCGCTTCCGACTGGTCAAGGGCGGAAGCAGCGCCAATGCGCCGCGCGTGCATGAGGCGTTCCCCGACACTCGAGGCCGCAAGGACCGCAACAGCGGGAGCGCGGGCGATGTGCCGGTGCTTCTGCTGAACACCGATCTGCTGAAGGACCAGCTCGCTGCGGACCTGCGCCGCGAAGAGCCTGGCCCTGGATACCTGCACGTCCCCGCGTGGGCGCCGGCCTCGATGCTTGAAGAGCTGACGGCCGAGACGCGAACGGCGAAGGGCTGGGTGGCAATGGGCAAGCGTCAGAACGAGACGCTCGACCTGTGCGTCTACGGCGAGGCCGCCTACATCGCGCTGCAGGCCGACAAGATCAATTGGGCTGCGCCGCCTGTCTGGGCGCGACCTTGGGATGAAAACCCGGATGTGCGATCCGACGGCCCGGCGCCGATTGATCCGAAGCCGGCCGCTCCGCGAGCACCGCGCGTGGTCCGCAGCAACTACCTCACAAGGCACCGCTGAGCATGGCATTCACGACTGACGACCTGGCGCTGATCAAGTCAGCAATCGCCGGGGGAGAGAAGACCGTGCGCTATGCAGACGGGCGCCTCGTGACCTATCAGGACACGAGCGAGATGCTGCTTGCACTTGACGTGATCCAGAACGAACTGAACAGCGCCGGCAAGCCCAAGCGCAGCCGCGTGTTCCGCCTGTATCAGCGAGGCAACGGCCTGTGAGCGACATCGAGATCCCCAGCGGCTCGCCAGCGCCAGACTATGTGGCGTCCGGTCATGGCCGACGGCTCAAGATGTGGCGGACCAGCACCAGCGGCCCGAACACCGTCATGGCGTCCGTGGAGACGGTGCGTAACCGCTCGCGCGCCGCGACGCGAAACGATCCTTGGGGTGGGGCTGCTTCGGATCGATCAGTTGCTAACGGCATCGGCACCGGCGTGCAGGCCAAGATGGTCAACGGCTCGCCCGAGCTGCGCGCCGCTGTGCACGAGGTGTGGGACGCCTTCACCGGCGAGTGCGATGCCGATGGCGTGCTCGACTTCTACGGCATGCAGGCCGTCGCCTGGCGCGAGTGGGAAGAGGCCGGCGAGGTGTTCATGCGCCTGCGGTCGCGCCGCGCCGAGGACGGGCTCACCGTGCCGCTGCAGTTTCAGCTGATCGAGGCCGAACAGTGTCCGCATCACTGGAACGGCTACGCGAGCAATGGCAACACGATCCGCAACGGGATCGAGTTTGACCGCATCGGCCGCCGCGCCGCGTACTGGATGTACCGCGAGCACCCGGGCGACGACCAGAAACAGACCAACGGCACGGAGCTGGTCCGCGTGCCTGCCGAGCAGGTGCTGCACCTCTACACGCCGTTGCGCGCTGGGCAGCATCGCGGAATGCCGCATGCCACATCGGCGCTGCTGGAAATGTTCAAGGCGAATCAGTTTGGCGACGCCGTATCAGAGCGCCAGCTGATTGGCAATCTGTTCACCGTCTACTTCACTCGCGATGCGAACACGCGCGGCCCTGGCATTGGCGAAGATATGGCCCCGGACGAAGATGCTGACGGCATCCCGATGGGCGGAATGGAGCCAGGAACGGCAATCGAGCTGCCTCCCGGCGTAAAGCCCGAGTTCTCCAATCCACCGGATGCGGGAAGCAACTTCGTCGAGTACATGCGCAGCAGACTGCAGGCCATCGCAGCCGCACGCGGCATTCCTTACGAGGTGCTAACCGGCGACCTGCGCGACGTGTCCGACCGCGCGCTGCGGCTGATCCTGAACGAGTTTCGCCGCAACATCGAGCAGCGTCAGTGGCTTTACCTGATACCGCAGATGCTGCAGAAAGCGCGCGCTGCGTTCTTCGATGCTGCCGTGCTGTCTGGCGCAGTGGACTTGCCCGACTACGCCGAGCGCCGCGGCTGGTACACGAAGACGCTGTGGGTGCCGCAGGGCTGGCCGTGGTCGCACCCGGTGCAGGACGTGACCGCCGAACGCAACGCCGTGCGCGCCGGCTTCAAGTCGCGGAGCGCTGCGATCCTGGGCAGCGGCGAAGACCCGGAAGCCGTGGACCAGCAGATCGCCGAGGACAACCGCCGTGCGGATGCCGCCGGCTTTGTCTTCGACTCTGACCCGCGCAAGACCAGCGCCAACGGCATCACGCAGCAGGCTGCGCCGGAAGAACCGGCAGAGCCCGAGGCACTACCCATGCGAGGCCAAGAATGAACCCTCTGAAGACCCTGTCACGCCTGTTCGGGCGCAGCCAGTCGCCCGTCGTGTCGCAGCTGTACGCGAACGCGATCGGCCAGCCGCTGCTGATCCACCCGCAGATGGGCGAGGCCCTGATCACCGGCTACATGTCCGGCGCGATCGATGCCCGGCCGCCGACGATGTACTTGCAGCCGACTGACAATCTTCCGCGAGAGATGGGCAGCAACAACATTGCTGTCATCAACGTCTCCGGCGCGCTGGTCAATCGCCCGATGCCCGGCGACTGCGGCCCTGGCCCCATGTCCTATGTCGAGATTCAAGAGGCATTCGACGCCGCGATGGCGGACGACAGCGTGCAAGCAATTGTCTTGCGCTTTGAGTCTCCCGGCGGCTCCGCGTCGGGCTGCTTCGACCTGGCCGAGCACATCCGCGCCAGCCGTGGCCGCAAGCCGATCTATGCCAGCCTGGACGACTACGCCTATAGCGCGGCCTTCGCGCTGGCCGTCGCGGCGGATGAAATCTGGACCACGCGCAGCGCCGGGGCCGGCTCTGTCGGTGTTGTGGGCTATCACATCGACGAATCGGGCCGGCTGGCGCAGCAGGGCATCAAGGTCACGCCGATCTACTCCGGCGCGCACAAGGTGGACTTGAGTCCCGCGCAGCCTCTGAAAGATTCGGTACGCGAGCGCATGCAGGCCAAGATGGACGCGATGCGCCTAGAGTTCGCGACGCTGGTCGCCGAAAGCCGCGGGCTCGACGTCGATGCCGTCATGGCGACGGAAGCCGAGATTTACAGCGGCGCCGACGCCGTGGCTGTGGGCTTCGCCGATCGTGTCGGAACCTTCAGGCAGCTGCTGCAGCACATCGCTGCGGGCGCGCCTGCGCCTGCTGCCGAGACGCCGCCGACAGCTGAAGAGGCCGCGACGGAAGAAGAGCCCGAGATGCGGCCGGCTGCGGATGTCCTGACCTTGGCCGTCGAAACCGCGGATGGCCGTGCTGCTATCGACCAAGCGCTTGCCGAACTGCAAGCCGAGCTGCAGGCAATCCCCGAAAAGGTGCAGGCCGAGCTAGCTGCGCAGCCCGACCCCCTGCCCTCGCTGATCGCCGCCGTCGCCGCATCGAAGCTGCCGCCAGCTCTTGGCCTGGCCCTGATCAGCAAGCCGCCCGAGGGCATGGCCGCCGATGCCGCCGTGGCCTACGCGATCAAGGTGCGCGACCTGTGCGCTGCGGCCGGCGTGGAGAGTCTGGCCGCCGACATGGTGGCGAACGGCACGCCGGTGGAGGCGGCTCGCGCGCAACTGCTGGACCTGCGGGCCGACGCCGGGCCTGAAATCACCACGCACATTCCGAACAGCAGCACCCCGAGCGCGGCGAAGCAGCCGCGATCCACGGACGTATACCGCCGTCGCGCCGCCGCCGCGTCGAGTGGTCAGTAAACGCGGCACCACCAAGAGGAAAGCATCATGGCACTTACTGAAACCACCCACGCCGGCGGCTACATCCTGCGCGAGCTGGATGCCAACTGGAGCCGAGAAAACGGTCGACTCAACTCTGGCCAGAACCTTCAGGCCGGCACTGTTCTGGGCCGCCTGATCACTGCCGCGGGCGCCAAGATCTCCGGCACTGGTGACGGCACCGTCGGTGCGGTCACCGTCGGCCCGGATGCGCAGGTCGGCATCTATCAGCTGATCTGCATCGCCGAGTCCGGCAACGCGGGCACCTTTCGCGTGATCGCGCCTGATGGCTCGAACATGCCCAACCTTACCGTCGCCGTGGCTTACGGCACCTCGGCTATCTCGCTCACGGTGGCTGACGGCGCGAACGACTGGGACATTGGCGACGTGATTCACGTCACCGTGACCGGCGGCGACTACGAGGCCCTGGACCCGGCCGCGACCGATGGCACGCAGGTGGCCGCCGGCATCCTCTACGGCCCGGTCAACGCGACTGACGCCGACACCCGCTGCGTGATCACCGCGCGCGGCACCGCCGTCAACGGCAACGAGCTGATCTGGCCCGCCGGCATCAGCGCGGCCAACAAGGCAATCGCAACCCAGCAGCTGGCCCGCGCCGGCATCGTCATCCGCTAAGCCGGCCACGGCAAGGAGCATCCAATGCCCACTCTCGACGTTTTCAACCAGGACGCCTTTGGCGTCATCTCCCTGACCGATTCGGTCAACAACATTCCGTTCGTGCCCGGCCGCTGCGGTCAGGTGCTGAACTGGAACGAGCGCGGCATTACGACCACCAGCGTGATGATCGAGTCCGTCGATGGCACGCTCAAGCTGCTGAACCCCACGGGGCGCGGCGGCCCGGGCGAGACGAAGGCCAAGGACAAGCGCACGGCCCGCTCGCTCATCGTCCCGCACTACCAGCACGACGACCATATCAACGCCGACGAGGTGCAGGGCGTGCGCGCCTTCGGCTCCGAGACGGAAGTCCAGAGCGTGATGTCGCTGGTGACTCAGCGGCAGACCGAGGCGATTCAGCTGGTGCTCGATCCGACCCTGGAGCTGCAGCGCCTGGGCGCGGTCAAGGGCATCATCCTCAACGCCGACGGCTCGACCCTCTACAACCTGTTCACCGAGTTCGGCGTGACGCAGGAAACGGAGGTCGATTTCGACCTGGACAACGCAACCCCGGCCAGCGGCGCCCTGCGCAAGAAGTGCGCCGAGGTGGTGCGCAAGATCATGGACAACCTCGGCGGCGTGCCGCTGACCGGCATCCATGCGTTCTGCGGCGATGCGTTCTTCGACGACCTGCTCTCGCACCCCGAGGTGGTCGCCAGCTACCGCAACACCGACATGGCGACCGTGCTGCGCGACGGCTACGTCTACCCGAACGGCAACCGCATCTATGGCGCGTTCGAGTTCGGCGGCATCGTGTTCGAGAACTACCGCGGCAAGAACGGCGCGACGGCGATGGTGGACACGAACAAGTGCCACCTGTTCCCCGTCGGCGTGCCGGGTCTGTTCCGCACGGTCTACGCGCCGGCCGACTACATGGAAACGGTCAACACCGTGGGCCTGCCGCGCTACTCGCGCATGTGGATGTCGCCGAACGGCAAGTCCGCGAACCTCGAAGTGCAGGCGAACCCGCTGTCGTACTGCACCCGCCCGAAGTCGCTGATGGTCGCTCGCCGCACCTGATCCGACTGACCACCGCAGCACCAGGACTCCGGCCCGCCTCGCGCGGGCCGAGTCCTTTCTGGAGCCCCGATGACCAACCCCCGATTGGCTGCAATCGACGCACGCATCCATCGCGTCGCAGCGCGCGCCGGCCTTGCCGATGTCTGCACGTTCCGCCCGAAGCAGGGCGCGGCCGTGCCAGACGTGCGCTGCTACGTCCGCCGCGGGGTCCAGTTCATCAACGACAACGGGCAAGTCACCAGCAACGAGACGGTGGTTGACCTGATCCGTGTGCCCGATCTTCCCCGGCCTCTGCGAGACGACCAGATCGAACTGGCGGACGGCCTTTATCGCGTGTCCTCTGCCGTGCAGGCAGCGGACGAATCCCGATTCTCTGTGCTTGTTGTCCAGGTGACCGCATGAGCTGCGATCCGATCTTTGCGCGCGCAGGCGATGCGCTGCCGCTGGTGCTTGATTGCCGCATGCCGCCTGAGCAGGGGCAGTCGCCGGACGAAGGCACGCCGGTCCCGCTGACTGGATTGCAAGCCCGCGCCGAGTTCCGCAACCGAGCGACCAACGCTGTTCTGCTGACGCTGACCGAAGGCGCTGGACTCACCACTGCCGGCAGTGAAGGCGCGAACACCATCGCCCTGCTGGCCACAGCCACTCAGACCTTGGCGCTTGCGCCGCCTGCCGGCACGCCGCGCTGGGATGTGAACCTGGCCGTCCGCGTGTTCGACCCGCTCGACATCGCCGGCACCAGCCGCACGATCGCCGATGCGACCGTCACCGTCCGTGCTCTGGAGGTCAGCAGCCCGTGAGCACTCCACGCATCATCGTGCAGGCGCAAGAGTTTGCGACTCGCGTCGTCGCCCGCGGTCTGCGGGGCGAGCGCGGCCAAGGCGTAATCCCTGGCGGCGCGCAGGGACAGATCCTGGGCAAGCGATCCGGCGCCGACTACGACACCGAATGGCTAAATCCTGGCGACGCGCCCTCGCTGGTGAACACCGTCACCGCGACTGCGCCAATCACCAGCACTGGCGGCGTCGATCCGGTGATCGGGATCACCCCGGCCACGCCATCAGCGCCCGGCAGCATGTCCGCCGCCGACAAGGCGAAGCTGGACCTGATCCTGCAGAGCAGCGCGCCGCCTGCCGTGGCTGCGTCCTCGCAGGCCGGTGCCAGCGCTCGCGCTGCCCGCGAGGATCACACGCATGCGCACGGATCGCAGCCTGGCGGCACGCTGCATAGCGTCGCCACTGGCGGCGTCGGCGGCAGCGCCGGCTTCATGTCAGTGAACGACAAGAACAAGCTCGACGGAATCCAAGCCGGCGCGCAGGTCAACGTCGCGACCAACCTCGGCATCGGCGGCACCGGCAACGCGCGCACCGTCACAAGCAGTACGGGCACCGCCGCAACGCTCCCGATCGCTACGCAGGCCGCTGCCGGCGTCATGTCGGTGGAGGACAAGGCCAAGCTCGACGGCATTGCGCCGGGTGCCACGGTCTACACCGACACGATCGCGCGCGGTCAAGTCGAGGCGATGCTCATCGCCGGCGCAAACGTCACGCTGACTTACTCGGGCAGCGGCGCCTCGCGCACGGTCACGATCAGTGCAAGCGGCGGAGGTGGCGGCGGCTCCGGCACCGTCACCAGCGTGCAGGCTTCGGGCGGCACCACGGGCCTGACCTTCAGTGGCGGCCCGATCACCATCGCGGGAACGCTCACGCTGGGCGGCACGCTCGGCATCGCCAACGGCGGCACCGGCGCTACCACTGCTGAGGGCGCCCGCGCAGCGATTGGTGCAGGCACGGGCAACGGCACGGTCACAAGCGTGGGCCTGTCGCTGCCGAGCATCTTCTCCGTTTCCAACTCGCCGGTGACGGGCGCAGGCACCATCACTGCCACCCTGGCATCGCAGACAGCCTCGCGCGTCTGGGCGAGCCCGGCAGGCTCTGACGGCGCCCCGACTTTCCGCGAGCTGGTGCAGGGCGACATCCCCGCGCTGTCCGCCAGCAAGATCGTGCTGTCCGATGATCGCCTGCTGGGCCAGATTTCAGGCGGCAGCGCCGCGACTCAGATTTCGCTCGGCACCGGACTGAGCTTCACCGCCGCCGCGCTGACCTTGAGCGCCAACCTGCAGGGCTGGCACGCCTTGGCGCCAAGCAGCAAGCAGAACGCGCTTACGGCTGGAACTGGCATCACCATCGTCGACAACGTGATCAGCGCAACCGCTACCGGCGGCTCTGCTGTGCGCCCGATCACCGTCGGCTGGGACGCCGGCACCGTGAACGGCATCGACCAGCCGCTCACCACTGGCCGCCGCGTCGAGCTGCGCGCCGTGACCGGCCTGACTCCGGTGGCCTGGACCCTGCTGCCCAAGGCCGGCAGCACCGGAAGCATCACGGTCGAAGTACGCAAGCGACCTTTTTCCAGCGGCACCTTCACCGCGATCACGGCGGGCTCGCCGCCGTCGATTTCTTCAGGCGCCCGAGGCACTGCTTCAGCCTCTGCGTGGACTGCGATCGACGACGGCGACCTGATCGAAATGGAGGTGACGAGCGTCACCGGCACCGTGACCGGAATCACCCTGATCATCGAGGCGACCGAAGCATGAGCGTGACGACTTACCGCAGCACCGACGCAGGCGCGCCGGTTCTTCGTGGGACCACCGGCAACGGCCTAGTAAATCTGTTGACAATTTGCCTGACCGGAACCGGCACGGCTTACGGCTCGCTGCCCAAGAAGGGATGGACACTGCTGTTCACCGGGACCAATAAAGCGGTTTTTTGCACTGTCGACGGCGTTGGTTTTCTGCGCGTTGTCAATGACGGCACAGGCACCGGCGGATTCCGCGAAGCAATTGTGCGTGCCGCAGAAGGCGCGACCGGCGTAGATACTTTGGTCGACCCGTTTCCTACTGTCGCGGAAATGGCTGACAGCGTGTGTGTGTGGCGATGCTCTGACACGCTCGACACAACTGCGCGAGCTTGGCAGCTTACTGCCAATGAAAACTGGTTCATTCTGTCCGTCAGGTTTGGAACAACCTCTGCGGACACATACCTTTTCGGCAAGTTCTCGCCAATACGTTCGGCCAATTCATGGCCTTACGTCGTAAACACTCGCGCTTCGTCAAACGCGGCAAGTGAAAGCCTAGCTGCGCAAATGTTCTTTTCGTCTTATGCAGGCGTGGGCTCCCCTAGGCTATTCGCCATGCGAACTGTGGATGGGGTGTCAAAGTCTCCGCGCGCGGCGTTTGTGACCGAAGGAACCAGTGGGACAACGGCCTCGGGATTTGCAGGAAGTGTTGGACCGAAAGCGCCAAATGATGATGGCGAGTTCTTCATCAGTCCGCCGCAATTGTGGGTTAACGGAGCGTCTGGTGCATCTCTATCAAATCAGCAGCCGGCCGGATTTTTCCCGAACTTGTGGGTGCCATTGCACAACGTCAACGCGGGCGGCACAACAATCGCTTATGCAGACACATTCAATGCGGCGGGGTATGACCCGAGTGCAAACTTCTCAATCCTTGGGGCAGGCGCCAACTCGGCAGGAAAGCTTGTAGTTGAAACCACCGACACCTGGCAGGACCCGCTCGCATGAGCGCGCTCGGAGATATTGGCGTAATTGTTCCAGACCGATCGCGCCCCGTGATGTTTTCTTTCGGGAGCCGGGCGGTTGCTGTTGTCTCTGGGTCTGGCGCTACCGCTGGCAGCGAAATACTCATTTCGCTGCGTCGTTCGCAGGTGGCAACTGTCCGCGCTGACAACGCCGGCAACTGGACCGTCGGAGGCCTAAATGACGGCACCTATTGGGCTTCTGAGCTTGGGACCGTTCGAGGCTGGTCCATCGTAGTGCTTGGCACTTCGGTAACCGTTACCGAGGAAGCGCCGCCCGACACCGGCGACGTGATCACCGCGGGCTATTCGTTCGGGTGGATCGGATGAGCCTGCCAATTTCCGAACGCGCGCTGCGTGAGATCGCGTGCCGCCTTCGCCGCATCCGGTCTGCTGATGACTTCCAGACCGACGCCGGCCGCAGCGTGTATCGGGCACGCCGTTCGCTTGATCAGGTCGAGCTTCCTGCAATCGTGGTCTGGTCGCAGGCCGAGGACTTCCGCGCCGACGCCAACAGCAACAAGACCGCGACCGATCTGCGCGTTGACGTCGAGGGCTATGTCCCCGCGGACGAAGAGACGACCGGCACCGCAATGGAGCTGATCAAGGCCGACATCAAGCGCGCCATTTTCAGCGAGCCGCATGCCGCGCTGTCTGATGAGGCCGGGCGAATTGGCACGATGGCGATGGAGTCGACCGTCAGCACTGCGCGCCTCGATGGCGGGCAGGCCGAGATCGTGCGCCTCTCGATCCGAATCACCTATGTGGAGGGCATTGGCAATCCCTACGGACAGGAGCCTGCGCATGTCAGCAGTCGCTTTTGAGTTCTCGCAGCACTGGATCAACGCCGGCGTGAGCTACGCGCCCGGCGACATCATCGATCTGCCGGAGGGACAGGCGATTCGCCTGCGCGACCTCGGCGCCGGCCAGATCGCAGACCCGCCGACGGACCAGGACGCAACCCCTGATCCGAGCCCGAGGCCGCGCAAGCGGCGCTGAGCCGCGACCAACTCCACCCCCTGAAAGGCCCGCCAAGTGCGGGCCTTTCGCATTTCAGAGGACCGCACCATGCCCATCGCCGGCACCAACTTCAGCAATACCTACGTCTTCGGTCGCGGCGAGCTGTTCGTCGATCTCTTCGACAGCAACGGCGCCAAGACCGGCGAGCGCTTTCTGGGCAACTGCCCTGGCTTCTCGCTCAACATCGAATCGGAGCAGTTCGAGCATTTCAGCTCCACTGGCGGCCTGCGCAAGAAGGATCTGACCGTCACGCTGTCGGTCAACTTCAACGCCGAGATCACCTGTGACGACGTGAGCGCCCAGAACCTGGCCCTCTTCCTGGGCGGCACTGTCTCGACCGTCACGCAGACGGCCACGCCGGTGACGAATGAAGCGATCGTCGTGCGGCAGGACCGCGAATACCAGCTCGGCGCCACCAGCAACAATCCGCTCGGCGTGCAGGACGTGACCAGTGTCGTCGTGACCAACGTCGCGGGCTCGACCACCTACGTCCTGAATACCGACTACCGTCTCGACGCTGCCAAGGCCCGCATCTACATCATCCCCGGCGGAGCCATCGCGAACGGCACCACGGTGCATGTGGACTACACCCCGACCGCTGGCACCATCACCCGCGTATCTTCGGGCGGCAGTGGCTCGCAGACCGGCGCCATTCGCTTCATCTCCGACAACGCTGCCGGCCCGAACCGTGACCTTTACATTGCGTCCGCCAGCCTGAGCCCGTCGGGCGAGCTGCCGCTGATCACCGAAGATGAGCTGGCCAGCTTCACCCTGGCCGTGGGCATCAACGAGCGTGACAGCGGCACCCCGCAGATCATCATCGACGGCCGTCGCGCCGCCTAAGCCACAGCCCCGGCGTTGCCAGTCGGCGCCGGGGCTCTCTTCGGAGATCGCATGTTCAAGACAAACAAGCCCGCGGCCATCCTGGTAGGCGGCAACGAATACGCATTCGGTCCGCTGACTGCGGATCGCGCTTTGGCCCTGATGACGCTGTGGGAGTGCGTGCAGGATGCCGGCACCAATTCCTTGGCGCTTGCCACAAGCAAAGCCTTGGCGTGCGCCTCGCGTCTGTGTGGCGCCTATGGCCTGCCCGTCGGCGGAATGATGCTGCACGAGTTGCTGAGCGCGACGCGGCAGATCATGGAGTTTGCCGCGCTGCAGTCCGCGCCCTACCTGTCCGAAAAGGTCATTCCCGAGATCAAGGCGCTCCAGAACACTGCGGACCAGATCGCCGCTGGCTTGGCGCCGAAGGCTGACTGACCATGCCGACCGTTCTCGACAGCCGCGGACTGCAGCGGCTGGTCGAGCGCGCGCGCGAATTGGGCGAACGCGGCGAAGTCGCGGTGCAGCGCGCCAAGTCGACCGTTGGCCGGCGCATCAAGCCCGAAGCCCGCCGCAGTCTGCAGGCCGAGTTCAACCTGCCAGCGTTCCGCATCCTCGACGGCCTTCGCTCGCGCGTGACCGATGACGCGGTGGAGCTGGTCGCCAGCGGGAAGGGCGTCAACATCGTGAGCTACGGCGCGCGCTGGAACCCGCGCCGAGACGGCGCCGAGGTCCAGGTGCGGAAGGGCGGGAAGCGAGAAGTCCGCGCCGGAGCATTCATTCGCACCGGCGCGAACGGAAACCGCGTCGGGCTTGAGCGCAAGCGCGTCAGCGGCAGCGAATACAGCGACGGCCCGCGCGTCGGTCGCTATCCCCTTAAGGGCGTCTACGGCCCATCCATCGCGCAGCAGCTTGCCCAGCAGGACATCGGCGATGAGCTGGTGGACAAGGCGCGGACCGTGCTCGCAACCGAAATCGAGAGGCTCACCCGCTGATGGCTACGCGCGACGAAACCCTGCGGCTGCAATTTGAAGTCGAGGGCATCAGCAACCTGCGCGACCTGCGCGCGCAGATCGACGGCTTGGGCGAGCAGGGCCAGCAGTCAGCATCCGAACTGTCGCAGCTCACCGATGCATTGGCCGACACCGGCGCACTGCAGCAGTCTCTCGCTCGCCTGCGTGAGCTTGGCCAGCAATACATCGGCCTGCAGCAGAGCATCCGCGAGACGCAGGCCGCGACGCTTGCGCTGGATGCTGCCAGCAAGCAGGCTGCTGCAACGCAGGGCGCCACGCGCGCGGCCATTGCTGACCAGGAAGAGGGGCTGCGGCGACTGGCAGCAGCAGCCCAGCGCGGTGAGATCAGCGAAGAACAGCGCCAGCGCGCGAGCGCTGAAGCCCGAGTCGAGATTCAGCGACTTACGGCCGAGCTTCGCGAGGCGGAGACGGCCCAGCGCCGCTATGACGCCGAGCTTGAGAAGTCGCGCGGCACGATTTCCAAGCTCGCCGCCCAGCAAGACCGCCTGCGCGAGCCCATCCAGCAGATTCGCGGCGAGCTTGAGAAGGCCGGCGTCGCGAGCAAGAGCTACACCAGCGCGCAAGCCGAGCTGCAGGCGCGAGCCCAGCAGTCACGCGCGGCGCTCGATGCTCTGGCGAACAGCGTTTCCCAGCAGGTCAGCAGCAACCGTGCCGCCGCGACCAGCGCGCAGCAGCTTGCCGACGCGAACGAGGCTTTGGGGCGCCGTGGCTTTGGCGACATCACCGCCGAGATTCAGCGCGTTCGGGCTGCCTATGACACGCTTCGCGCAAGCGGCACGCTGTCCGCTCGAGAGCTGGCGCAGGCGCAGTCCCGCCTGATCGAGCGCACGCGCGAGCTGCGCAGCGAGTACGGCAGCCTCGGCGCGTCTTTGCAGCAAGTGCAGGGCAGCTTGATCGCTGCGGGCGCCAGCCTGTTCACCGTCACCCGCACGCTGAGCACGGCTGCAAGCGCTGCCAGCCAGTTCGCACGATCGATTGCAGCAATCAGCACCATTGCTCCGCAAGCTGACTTGGCTGCGCTGAGCGAGAGCGTCCGCGGCCTGACCCGCGAGTTCGGTGGCGACGCTGCCCGCAACGCTGCGGCGCTGTACGAGATCATCGCTGCCGGCGTCGAGGACACCACGCAGGCGCTGGAGATCCTGCGCGTCGCCAACCAGCTCGCCATCGGCGGCCTGGCGGATACCGAAGTCGCGGCCAGCGGGCTGGTCGCCACGCTGAACGCCTACGGCCTCGCGGCCGAAGAAGCCACGCGCGTGAGCGACGCCTTCTTCGTCGCCGCGGCGGCCGGCAACACCACCATCGAAGAGCTGTCGCAGAGCATCGGCGGCGTGGCGCCGCTGGCGGCCTCGGTGGGCGTGTCGGTCGAGCAGCTGACCAGCGCGGTCGGCGCGCTCACTGCGGGCGGCCTCGACACCGGGCAGGCGTTCACGCAGATCCAGTCCGCGCTGACGGCCGTGGTCAAGCCCACGGCTGAGGCGCGCAAGGCGGCTGAGGCGCTGGGCATCCAGTTCGACGTGGCTGCGCTGCGCTCGCAGGGGCTGCAGCAGTTCCTGCAGGGCGTCTCCGATGCCGCGCAGGGCAACGAGACAACGCTCGCCACGCTGTTCGGCCGCGTCGAGGGCCTGCAGGGCGTGCTGGCGCTGACCGGCAACCAGGCGGATGCCTTCGCGAAGGCGCTCAGCGACATGGAGAACGGCGCCGGCCGCACGGCCGAGGCCTTGGCCAAGCTGCAGGACACGCCCGAGGCGCGGCTGCGCCTGTTCCGCGCCGCCGTCGGCGACCTAGAGATGAGCTTTGGGCAGGCTGTCACGGCGCTGACGCCACTGCTGGACGGCCTGACCTCGGCAGTCAACCTGTTCAATGAGCTGCCGTCCGGCGTGCGCGCCGGCATCGCCGGCGTCACCGCGCTCACGGCCGTTGTCGCCCCGCTGGCCATTGCCATCGTGCAGAGCCGCGCGGCGCTTGTGCTGCTGCTGGGCAGTCTGCGAGCGATCGGCCCGGCTGCTGCGGCGGCCGGCGGCGGTGTCGGCGTGTTCACCACGGCGGCCAACGCTGCAACTGCGGCGGCTGGCCGCTTGAATCTCTCGCTTTCCACGCTCGGGCGAGCCTTTGCAGCGCTTGGCGTCGCCGCTGCTGGCTTCGAGGTCGGGCAGGCGATCGGCGAAAAGTTCAACGAGATCAGCCAAAGCGCCACGGCGGCGGGGCAGTCTGTCTCTGCTTTGGCTGACGAAATCCAGCAGGCAGGCCAAGCGGGCGCCGCGCAGGCTGCGCAGTTCTCGAACTTCGCCGATGTGCAGGTCCGCAGCGCAGAGGCTGCAGCGCAGCTTGGCGACGCCCAGCGCGAGGCGTACCGCGCCGCGCTTGAGGGCTTGGAGCAGTACCTGCTCGGCCGTGGGCGTGAGTTGATCGCCATCAAGCAGCGCGGCGAAGCTACGGCGCAGGAGCTGGCCGAGCTGGACGCCACGAAGCAACGGCTGATCGATGTTCGCGCATCCTTCGATGCGCTGGATCAGGCTGGGCTAGGCGCTGCCAAGAGCATCGCCGCCGTCGTCTCTGCTGCTGAGTCGCCGGCTGTCGCCAAGCTGGCCGAGGATCTCCGCAAGGCTGCTGGAGACAGCAAGAAGCTTGGCGAGGAACTGTCGGGTGCCTTCGACGGAATCGACTTCGACAACAGCGCGTCTCGCCTGGGCGAGATTGCGCTTGCGATCGACCGCGCCGCCAGCAGCAGCACGGCCGCCGGCACTGCGATCCGCGAAGGGCTGGCAAAAGAGCTTGCCGATCTTTCCGGCGAGGAACTGCTGCGCTTCCAGCAGGCTGCGCAATTCGCGTTCGACGCCGCAGGCGAGGGCGCTGGCGCCGCCTCGCAGATCCTCGATGCGACGATTGCCGAGAGCTACCGACGCCTCGGCGTGGACGCGGAGGCCGCGGGCGTCAAGATCACCAAGCAGGGCCAAGAGATCATCGCCAACTTCCGGGCGATCTCTTCTAGCGCCAACGCTTCGGCGCAGGGGATCAGCGCGGCCTTCCGCGCAGCACTGAACAAAGCCGAGACGACCGGCGAAGTCCAAGAGCTAGAGGCTGCGCTGCGGGCGGCGTTCGCCGCTGGCAAGCTGAGCGCCGAGCAGCTGGGCGCGGCACTCTCTGCCGCAGGCGCGCGCGCTGCCGACATCACCAACGGCGCACTTGAGGCCCAAGGCGCGCTGGGCCAGTTGGGCGAAGCAGGCCGGCAGGCTGCACGCGAACTGATTGCCTCGCTTCAGTCTGCCCGCGCAGGACTCGAGGCCGAGGCTGGAAATCTGGCGTTGGCGATCCAGCGGGGCTTGCAGAACGGCGAGCCTGTCGCTGCACTGCAGCAGCAGCTTTCCGGGCTGCAGGCGGAGATCGCCGGCACGACCTCGCGCATCAACGGATTGCAGCAGGGGCTTGGCGCCGTTGGAGATGCTGGCGAGGACGCCGGCCGACGCGGCGCCAATGGCATCGGCACCCTCACGCCGGTGCTCAAGGATGCAGCGCTGCAGGCGAAGGAAACCGCTGCGGCTGTCGGCGACATCGGGCAGCAGGGCCAGCAGGCCGGTGAAGAGGTCAAGAGCAGCGTCTCCAATGCCCTGCTTGGCCTGATCCAGTTCACGAAGGACGCGCGCGACTCGCTTGCAGAGTTCGGCGAGGAAGCCGTGGCGCAGTTCGACCGACTCCGCGGCGAGCTTGGGGTGGTGAACACCACCGGCCGCAGCACGGCCGACGTCTTGCAGCTCATTGCTGACCGGGCCGGCTTCGCTGCCAAGAACGCCGAGGAACTGAAGCGGCAGATCGGCGACACCGAGGCATCGGTGAAGCGCACGCGCGAAGAGATGGCCCGGCTTGCGCAGCAGACCGCCGAAGCCACCAACGAGCTGAGCGACCTGAACCGCCAGTTGCAGGACGAAGCCGACCGCCGCGCCGGCAACGAAGAAGCCATTCGCCGCCGCGAGTACGAGGAGCAACTGCGCCGCATCGCCGAGCTTGAGCGCCAGGGCGGGCAGGCAGCGATCACGCAGGCCAATCAGGCCCGCGAGCTGGCGCGCCGAAATTTCGAGGCCGACATCGCCGAGATCCGCGCCCGCGAGCGCGAGCAGATCGACTCGAACCGCCGTGTGGACGAAGACCGAAACCGCCGCAGCGGTGGCGGATCAACTGGTGGTGCGCTTGCGCCCGCTCGGGATGCAGGCCAGCCGGCAGAGTCGCTAGGCACGATCGCGCCCGTGTTCAACATCACCGGCGGCAACCCTGAAGAGACAGCGCGCGTCGTGTTGCGCGAGCTTGAAAAGCTGCAGCGCCGCGGCGCCAACCCGAGGACAGCTTTCTAATGCGCTACCTGATGAACCGCGACAACCTGGCCCGCACTGGCACCATCGCTGCGACCAACATCGTGCCCAGCACCGCCATCACGCGCACCGACAGCGCGCCCAAGGCTGGCGGCGGGGCCGTGTCGCTGGCTGGCGCCTACACGGGCAGCGCGGATGCGACGATTGACGTCGAGATCCTGGGCGACGGCGGCAGCACGCGCCGGGTCAGCGCGCCGCAGTTTGTGGGCGTGGGTAGCGGGCAGATCAGCGGGCTGACGGCGGCCAATAGCGTGGCCGCGCAGACAGTGACGGTGACGCTGGAAAACCTCGGCATCGAGACGCGCGCCGCGCAGGCGCCGTTTCAGTCGGCGCTGCTGGTCGCCAAGACCGCAGGCAGCGACGGCAACGCGATCACGGTCACCGTGGACAGCAGCGGACTGGTTGACACCGCCACCGACTACGCGCTGCAAGAAGAACTGCGCGAGGGCGTCAACGAATACCTCGGCGACCAGTGGAACTTCGGCGCGGTGGCCCTGAACCCCGATGGCACGATCCCGCAGAACGCGCCGCGCATCCGCTTCGGCATCGATCCGCAGGTATACCGACCGTTCAAGCGCTATGTGGCGGGCCGCTGGGTCTACAGCTTCACGCCGGCGCCGGTGCGCAGCGCGCCTGCGGGCACGCCCATCCAGGCTGTGTCCGGCAGCCGCACGATTCGCATCACCGACCAGGTGGCCACCGAGAGCTTCACGGGCATCGTCTCGCTGTTCGGCGCGCTGTCGGCCATCCGCGATGGCAGCGATCTGGTGCGCGTCGAAGGCGCCATCGTGGCCGACTTCCGCCCGGGCGGGCAGGGCATCACTGACCTGTCGGTCTACACGCAGAGCTACGCCGCCAGCCGCACTGCCGACGGCACGGAGTACGCGCGCGACGCCGAGTTTCCCGTGACCGTCGCGCCGACTGCGCCCACGGAAACGCTGACCATCCGATGCGTGGACGCCAGCGAATCTGGCCGCGAGCGCTGGAGTGTGCGCGGGCAGGTGTCGGGCCGGCTGTCGGACGCAATCACAAACGTCCTGTATTCGGCCGGCGCCTACGGCTTCCAGATCCCGCTGGTGCCGAGCCCGATCATCCCGACCGTGTCGGCGATCGACGTCAAGCTGGCTGCCGACCGCAGCAACAACGCGCAGCGCCCGACCCTCTGCGTCGAGGACGCGCTGGTGGGCCGCTTGGCCAAGGCAACGACCTACGAGTTCACCTGGGTGACGCGGCCCGAGCCGTGCCCCTGCGACACCAACGCCGATATCGAGGGCGGCCCCGACCCCGATCTGCTGGGCATCGCACTGCCCGAAGGAGCTGCAACCATGTCTGAGGCATCGCGGATCATCCGCGTGGAGCGCCTCGCCAAGTACGCCAACCAGTTCGTGCAGGCCAACACTGGCACGCCTCCCGGCCCCGGCCCGGCGCCCTATGTGCCGGCGCTGGCCGAGAACGATCTGCGGTTCATCCGCGAAAGCTCGCGCATTCTGAGTGCGGCCCTGCGCAAGATCGCCGGCGGCAGCGTGACCTATCCCGTCTGGACCGATGAAACGGCGATCGGCGCGGACGTGGTGCGCGAGAGCACCGACCGCAACGGCTACCGCTACGCCTACAGCGGCGGCACCACGGGCACGACGGAACCGACGTGGCCGACCACGATCGGCAACACGGTGAGCGATGGTGACGGCACCTGGACCTGCATCGGCCTGACTGTGTGGGCGATGTGGGACTCGGCGTTCGAGGCTTTCAAGGACGACGCGGACAACCTGTTCGGCATGTCGGACGGCGAGGATCTGTCGCCGCGAATCATCGTCGACGGTGACACCACGCGCGAAGAGCGCAACCCGCCTGAGCTGTACTTCCAGCGCTACCAGGCGGCGATGAATGAGGTGCTGGCAGCGGCCGGGGTCGACCCGGATTTTGAGGGGGCCGGGCTGGACGGCAATCGCGTCTGGACCGATCGCGGCGGGGCGGCATGGTTCGAGTGCACATCGCACGACCTGCTGCCCATCCAGCCCGGCTACTACTACCACAGCGCACGGCTGGGCACGGATGACACCGGCCGGCGCGTTCCGGTGTCCACGCAGGAGTTCGGCGTGGGCATCGATATCCCGTGCGAGCAGCTCATCGACGGCGACCGGCTCTCGATCACGATCGACCTGGCCGGCGTGCCGCGGGCGACCTACCAGCAGGGCGATGAGTTCGTGCTGCAGATCAACCGCGCCGAGCCGGTGGGCCTTTCCGGCGGGCAGGACGGTACGGACACGCTGACCTGGAGCGTGATCGGCAGCGTGGACGGGCGGCTCGACGACTACGCGCTGAGCACGACCGCGCCGGCGGGATACAGCGACGGCGGCCTGAGCTTCGCCATCGGGCTGGGCGAAGTGCCGTTCGCGCTGGGTGACCGCTACACCTTCCGCGTCGAGGCTGCGCGCGCGCAGTGGCGCCTGAACGGTGGCGCGTGGTCTGCTCCGATCGAGGCCGCAGGTACGGTCGCGCTGACGGCGGGCCTGTCTGCGGTGTTCAATCCGGGCGTGGCGCCGAGCTGGGTGGCGCTCGATCGCTGGAGCTTTCTCGCCGAGGCCATCAACGGCCCGGCGCGCGCGCTGCAGCCGACCGACGATGCGCTGAGTTGGACAGGCAGCACCGCAATCACCTTGACGCCTGCCGCTGGTGCGGTGACGGGCCTGTTGATCGCCGATCACACAATCCCTCCCGATGCCACGATCGAACTGCAGGGCAGCGATGACGGCTTCTCGACCGTCGCCAGCGCCGAGGCTGTTGCATGGGCGTCGCGTCACATCTGGGTGCCGATTTCCACGCCGCGCGCGGCCTATCGGCTGGTCATCAATCGCGGCGGCTCGATCCGCTGGTTGTGGATTGGCTCGCCGCTTGTCGCTGAGATCCGCGGCGGCACGCCTGAGCGCGGCATCCTCACGCGGCGCTATCAGCTTCCCGGCATTGGTCGACGTCGCGCTTCGGTGTCTGGCAGCGTGCGGCACGAGGCGCTCACGCAGCAAAGCGTAGACGATCTGGTCGACGGCTTCGGTCACGCCTGCGATTTCGACCGTCGTATGCTGGGCATCCTTGTGAGCGACAGCGAGGCCGGCATTGTGCGGCTGCCTGACGATCCGCTTGAAGTCGAAGATATCTTCGGCCACCAGCCTGCGCCCTCTGGCCGCCTCCTGTCGGTGTCTGTCGACATCGAGGCCGTGGCATGACGCCGGTCTGGTTTGTGATCGAAGGCAACCCCGTGCGCCAGTTCTACAGCGACGCCGCAGCCCTTCAGTACATGGACCCGCAAGCGGCTCGGCACGCCATCCTGCAGCGCGTTGGCGCCCTGCGGGCGGACGTTGACGGCGAAGACCCGAACATCACCCTAGAGCTGGCCAACACCAGTGGCGAAGCCTCGGCGCTGCTGGCACGCCGGCCGCCTGTTGGCTCGCGCGCCAGGCTGATGACCCCCGCCGGGCAGGTGTTCTCCGGCATCGTCTCCGAGATCCGCCTCGGGCGTGACTCGGCCAGCATTTCGGTGGAGTCATGACGCCGCTTTCCGCCCCGCTGCCGCTGCGCACCACGGCCGTGTGGCCGGGCTTCCGCGAGCCTGCGCCGATCCCTCACCGCTACGGCGAGGCAGGCGGCCGGCTGCTGCAATACAGCGCAGACCGGCGCGTCTTCGTCTGGGCGGATCACCCGGTCGCCGGCGTTGACGCGGTGCTGATCGGCGGGCAGGCCGTGGGCAACTGGCAGCACCGCAACGGCACGGACAGCACCGGCCAGGCTGTGGCGTTCGTCGAGTTCGACCAGCCGGTCGAAGAGGGTGCCGACCTGATCGCGCGCGGTCGCGGCAAGCTGGGCGCCGGCGGGCTGATGACCAACCCGGCCGACGTGCTGGCGGACATCCTGACCACCATCGCGCGCCGGCCGGCGATCGACCTGTCCGATTTCCGCGGCGCGTGCGCATCCGCGGGACTTGAGGTAGGCGGCAGCCTGGAGCGCGCCGAGACCCTGCGCGCCGTGGTGCGCGGCCTGTGCGCCAGCATCGGTGCAGTCTTCAGCGAGGGCCGGGCATTCCTGTGGCCAGTGGATGCGCCGACAGGCGGCTGGCGGATCGGCGGCGAGATCGATCTCGATGCCAGCCTGCAGTTCGACACTCTGGCCAATGACCTGACCGTGCGGTTCTCCATCGAAGACGGCCAGCCGCGTGCGTCGGTGCGCATCGAAGCGCACGACAGCGTGGCCGCCTACGGCCGCCGCGAGCGCGTCGAGGATGCGCCCTGGCTGACGTCGCCGCGCGTGGCCATCGCTGTCGCCACGCGCGCCCTGCGCCAGCGAGCCCGGCCGGCGTGGTCGGTGGGCACCGGCACTGTCGATCGCGTGCTGCGCATCGGCGACGTGGTGGCGATCGACCACCCAACGCTTCCCGTGCAGGCTTCAGCGGTGGTGCTTGGCCGCGAGCTGGACGTGCAAGACAGCAGCACGCGCGTCCGCTTCGAGCTGCCAGTGGGCGACGTGCCGACCGTGCGGCTGGTCAGCCAGTCCGCCGCGCTCGACGTGCAGCAGTACGAAGCGATCGCCATCGAGACAGTAGGCGCCGAGCGCGTGCTCACGCTGCGCGAGGCCGATGGCCGGCCGATCGTCGGTGCTTCTTGCCGACTCAACGACAACATCACCCGCCTGACCGACGGCGCCGGCCGCGTGAGCTTCCCCGCCTCGGCGATGCCGCCGGGCGTGCATGTGATCCAGGTGCGCACCGAGGACGGCCGCGAGTTCGCCACGGAGGTGACGGTATGACACGCCGGTTCCGGCTGTCTCCGATCGCCACGCAGGCCGGCTTCGCGCAGACCATCGTGCTGCCGCCGGCAGTGCGCGCCAGTCGCGAGACGGCCGAGACTCCAGGCCCCGGCGGCGACTGCACCGGCGTGGCGGCACCGCCGACCAGCATCAATGTCGCCGGCAGCCTGTTCGGCTGCGGCCCGGACGAGTGGCCGGCACAGTTCAATGCTGATGAGTCCGACCTTCCGGCCGGGTACTCGCTCGGGCAGCAGGGCGTTTGCCTGGACGAAGAGCCCGAGACGTGGCCAGTCGTTCGAGAGTGCGATGGCGCCACCTTCTTCCCGACGGCTGTGGTCACCTACACCGGAGGAAGCTGATGCGCATTGCCTTTCGTCGGCCCAAGCCAAAGGTCGCGCCGAAGCGCATCCCGCCGCCCGCCCCCAAGCCGCCGTGCGAGCGCTGCCGAAAGATCCGCGAGGCGGCCAAGCGGTTGATCGGGATGCGGTGACGCGGCATGATTGTGCCGTGGAGCGCTAAAGCTGGAGTCTCCGAGCAATCGGGGTTGCGCCCATGCCGCCGACCTTGCCCGGTCGGTCCCCGCCATAGGCAGGGATGCGCCCATCCTCGGGGGTGGGCAAGGGCTCCAGCCCTACTCAAAGCCCTGCCAGCGATGGCGGGGCTTTTTCATTCTGGCAGCAGGTGCTGCGCCCAGTC